CCGAAACCCGCCGCCCTCACGTTGACCTTGGTCGTCTAGTTTAGCTTAGCCACGCTCCGGGGCCGGAGGCGGCGGAGGCGGTGGCGGTGGAGGCACCGGGCAAGTCTCCGTCGCCAGGATCACCGAACCATCTGCGCAGGGCTGCGTCGCCGGAGGCGGCGGAGGTGGCGGCGGCGGGGGCGGCGGCGGCGGAGCAGCCGGCTCTTCCTTCGCGGTGCCGAAGTTGAAGGCCACGCCCAGCATCAGGCTGTGCGAGCGGTAGTCGCCCTCAACAGCCACGCCACCGGTAGTGCGGAAGTCGCCGCTGGTTGCCTTGAAGTAGCGATATTCCAGGGTCAGGTCAGCCTTGTCGCTCAGCTCGCGACGCAGACCGGCAATGGCCTGCCAGGCCAGAGCGGTGTCGCCGTCGTTCAGGAACGCATTGGCGCCTTCAGCAACGCGGTAGTTCTTGGTTTTCAGGTGAGCCAGACCGATACCGCCACCCACGTAACCGGAGGTCTTGCCCTCGGTCGGGATGTCGAACAGGCCGTTCAGCATGAAGCTGGTGACCTTGGTCTTGCCGCGGCCGTCCCAGAAGTAGCTGGTGGCGCCCAGTTCCGGCAGGCCTTCGTTGAAGAAGTGGGTCATCGAACCCTGCTGGTAGCCCAGCTCGAATTCGGTGCGGAACGCGCCGAAGTCATAACCGACCTGACCGGCAACGTTGAAGCCCGGCTGCTTGTAGTCGTTCTCGAACGCACCGGCATCGGTGTCCTTCTGGGTGAAGGACCGGTCCTGAACGATGGAAACGCCGCCCTTGAGGCCAAGGTACCAAGCGTCGTCCTGCGCGAAGGCGGAACCCGCCAGAAGTGTCGTAGTCATCATGACTGCGACTGAGAGCTTGCGCATGATGTCCCCTTTCTTCGTGAACATTTCGGGGGAACACTTAGCCACGACCCCCCGAATGGTCAATGAAACCACACGGTTGGAGCCTTTTTCCCCCCGAATAGGCGCTGCTTCCCCATCAAACTGTTGCAGCGAAGACACAAATTACACCCCCACCCGCAATAGTTGCTCGTACCCTCTAATTACTTCACTTTGTGCCCTGTGACACTTATGTCGCAATTAATCCGTGAGTGCGCAGGGCGGCCAAAATCTGCCCGATTGTGGCGCGAGCTTCCGCGTCCACCGTCGCCCCGCCCGCCGGAGTCGCAATGGCGTCCCCTTGGGCCCCGACCACCTTCTGCCCGTCAACCAGCAGCCCGTTTGTCGGCCAGCCGTCTGTGCGCCACGCATCGCCATCGAACCATGCGGGCAGGCCGTCAGCCTTCTGCCAGACCACTATGCCCGTCCGGGCCGCCAGAAACCGCCATCCGCCCGGCGTCCAACAGGCCAGGGCGCCGTCCTGACCGGACCATGCGCCCGTCGCGCCTGCCCCGATGATCCACCCTTGCCCCGGCGTCGGCGCGGCCGGAGGCGTTGCCAACACGCCCTCCACCGCCGGGTGCGCCAGCAGATCCAGCAGCACCAGAGCCTCGTTGTGCGTCACTTCCTTCTGCGCCTGTCCTGCCTGAAGCAGCGGCAATCCATGCCGGGTCGTCGCCTCTGCCATAAACCTCTCCCTTTACTTTATTCCGACTCGTGATTTCGAAGTAATCAGAACGAGACTTGGCCGTTCCAGTCGGCGCCCGGACCCACCAGGGCGCTCACCTGCGCCACCCGCACCGAAAGCGCCTCGGGCAACCCGCCGAAGTCCGCCGTCTGGTCCGCCGCCGCATAAACCGCCTTCGGGGCCGTCACCCGCCACTGCCGCCGCACGGCGCCACCGCTCAGGATCTGCACGTCGTACTGCTCCGCCTCCTCGGCCAGCGGCGCATCGGCCCCGTCCACCCAGTCGAATCCCTGACGGCTGCGCCGCACCCAGCTGAGGTGCACATCGCCCGTCTCATCGCGTCGACCCTGCAGATGAACCGGAGCCAGCGGCCGCAGCGCCTGCGCCGTCAGCACCACCGCCTGTGCCGCCACGTCCTCCAGCGCCTCGTGCGGGCCCATCGCCTTGAACAGCAGCGTCTGGCCCAGCCGCGCCAGCCCTGCATCATGGGGAACCAGCGCCGCCCCGCTCAGCAGCACGAAGCGCTCGCCCGCCGTATGCCCGCTGACCGCCGCCTCCGTGCCCCAGCGCCCGCGCAGCAGGCCAGAGAGCCGATACCGCCCGCTCGGCAGCAGCTCGGCCGTGGTGAACTGCACCAGCTCCTGCCCGATCAGGCACAGGTTCGCTCCCGCCAGCACCGAGGCCTCGCTGCGCGCCTCCAGCGCCATGTCAGGCGCCAGCAGCGCCACCTCCACCGCATGCGTCCGGTCCCAGCACGCCGTCTCGCCGGGCGGCAGCACGGTTGTGACGACACCCATCACCGTGCGGGCGGGAATGTCCGCCGCCGCGCCGTAATCGAACCCGCCGTCCAGGCTGATGGCAACGCTGGCCCGCCGCCATCCCTCCGACTCTCCCGCCACCGCCAGATGCAGCACCGGCCCTGAGGCCATCGCGGTCGAGATCGGCGGCAGGTCCAGCACATGCAGCGTCGTCGGCCCGTGCGGCACATCCGGCTGCGGCACCGCCACGCCCGGCTCCGCCTCCGCCGTGCTCACCTCGTCCTCCACCGATACCGGCACGGCGGAGACCAGCACCCGCCCCGCCTCCACCGTCATCTCCCGCACCTGCCAGAGCGCGCCGGCCCCTTCCGTCTCTCCCTCCAGCCGCACCGCATCGCCCGGCGTCAGGCTGAGGTAACGCCAGGGCAGCGTCAGCGTCATCGGCTCGCGCCGTCGCCAGCGCCGCGCCATCAGCCGTTCCGCTGCCTGCTTGGCCGTGTGCGCATCCAGCGCCGCCGGAAGCTCCAGCCGCTCGCTCATGCCGCCTGCCGCACTCAGCCGCCGCGCCCGCTGCAGGCCGGTCTGGTAATCCCGCGCTGTGTCCAGATACGCCAGCCCAACCTCGCGCGGCACCATTGCTTCCCCCGCCCGCGCCACGCTGCGCCGGGGCTCGCTTTCGCCTTCCGCCGCCGCACCCAGATCGCGCTGCCTGATCACCACCGGCACCTGCGGTGCACGATCCGCCAGCCTCACCCCGCCCGTGCCGCCCTCGCTTGCGTAAAGCGGGCTCAGCACCTCCAGCACCCGCAGCGCATTGCCTGCCGTGCTGTCCCGCCCGATGGCGAAGCCCCGCACCGCATCCGCCGCCGCACCGCCCACGGCCTCGAGCCCCGCCCGCGCGCACACGTCCCGCGCAATCGCCACCACCGGCACCTCGGGCGCATCATCCGCCACCACCTCGAAGGTCAGCAGCGGAATACGGTTGGCGAAGTCCGCCAGCGCCAGATCCTCGAACACCACATAGGCCAGCCCCCGGTAGGCCGGCGCCTGCCCCACGCCCTGCGCCGCCTCGATCAGCGGGTCCGGCAACTGCGCCTCGTCCCCCCGGTACACCCGCATCCGCCCGGCCACCATCAGCTGGCCCGCCGTGCCGCGAATGAGCTTGCCGTCCGCCCACACCCGCCCCACCGAGCGGATCGCGCGGGCCGAAAGCGCCACCGCGAACGAGGCCGAATAGGTGTAGTTCACCGTCGTCACCGAGCCGCGCTTGCCGCCGCCCTGCTTTTTCTCCGTGCGCCGCTCCTGCAGGCCCGTGGACCAGATCACGTTCCCCGCCACCCGCGTGCGCCCGTACACCAGCGGCACCGTCACGCCGTAGGCCGAGCTCTGCACGGACAGGTCCTGGAGCCTCGGCCCCTCCCGCCGCATGCTCGTACCGAAGACGCGGTTGTCGATCACCGTGCCGATCGCCGCGCCGATCATCGCCCCGAACGGCCCGCCGATCACCCCGCCCACTGCGCCCAGAACAACGTTAGCCATGCCCCCTCTCCCCCATTGCAGGCACGCCAGCCGGAAACCGCCACACCGCCGCCAGCGCCGCCCGCCATTCCTCGTCCAGCCGATGCTCCACCACCCGCCCCAGTCCTCGGTGCGCGTGGATGATGCCGTGCTCGCTCCTCACCGCCACGTGCAGCAACCCCCGTCCCAGATCGAACAGCAGCACGTCCCCAACCTGGCCCGCCTGGTCCTGCCCGGCCTGATCCCGCCCCGCCTCCGCGTTCACCCGCACCAGCCCGGCCCGCGCCAACCCCGCCTCCAGCCGCGCCCCGCTGCCCGAGAGGCCGTAGCCGGTCTCGTCATGCCCAATCAGCCCGAGGCTGCGCCCCACGTGCGCCACCAGCCCCACGCAATCGAGCCCCCGTCCCGGAACCCGCCCATGCAGCCGGAACGGCGTCCCCACGCAGCCCCGCGCCGCCGCCGCGATTTCCTCCCCGCGCGTCGTCATGTTTTTTTGCCCTGTGATTTTGATTCTGCCTTGCAGGGATCCTGCCCCCTGCGCCCCGCCCTACCGCGCGTCAGGATAATCCAGCATGGCATCCAGCCCCGGCACGTGCGGCTCTGCGCGAAAATTCACGCCGTTGGCGAATTTCCCGGTGCAGGTAGAGAACCGCCGGTCGCACCCCGCGGTCAGCAGGAACAAATCCCCCACCGCAATGCCTGAGCGCATCGCTTCCCTGAGACGCACCGCTCCGCCGCCGCTCGACAGAACCTCGCTGACCACACCCGCATTCGCGCCGGTCAGCCAGCGCAGGCGGCCATAGGCATACCAGTTGGCCGCCGCCACCAGTCCACCTGTCACGCCCGCGCCGGAAAAGTCGCTTCGCCCCGCCACGCCCGTCACCCGCGCCACCACCCGGTGCTTCGCCAAGTCCACCCGGCAGCGCTTGTCGCCGAAATCGGCGCGGCATTCGGGCGAATAGTTTTCCGTCACCACCTGGTCGAAGCGGGCGCTGTCGGTGTGCAGCTCGCCCCGGAACGCGCCGTCCTCCCAGCGCACCGCGCCCAGCGTGCCGGTGGCGAGCGCAATACTTCCCTCCCCCGGCATCGCCCAGTTCATCAGACTCACCGTCAGGCGTGCAAAATCGAACCGCCCCGCCGCCAGATCCGCCTCCGTCACCGCGCTGCTGGTGAGCATGCCGGAGAGTTCGATGTCGCCCGCCTCGAACGCCGCCGTGCTGACGAAGGCGGACGGCAGGAAGGACGGCACCGCCCGATAGACGACGCCATCCACCGCAATATCCCGGTCATGGCTGGTGAAGCCGAAAATCACGCCGTCCCGCCGCACGATGCGCCACAGCACGGCAAGGCTGGTCACGTCTCCTGCCAGATGCGCCGCCAGCCCCGGTGAAATTACCCGGCTCATGCTTCCCTCACTTCCACCAGCGGGATCGAGGGAATTTCCCCCGCCCGGAACCCCGCCAGCGAGACGGACAATTGATCATCCCCGAACCGCACCGCTACATCGAACTCGAACCCCGCCGTCACCGCCGCGCCTGCGGGCGGGGCGTCCTCGAACTGCACCTCGCCCAGCGCGCCCAGCGACCAGCCATCCGGCAGTTCCACCCCGTTCAACGCCACCCGCACCGTACCGACGACCGGCCGCGTGATGCGCCGCGTGTGCGGCTCCGTCTCCCCGTAATGCTTCACCAGCGAAAACGTCGTGCGCGTGCCATCGCCCGTGCCCAGCCTCTGGTCCAGCGCCGTCACAGCGGCCCCGGGCGCGGCAGAGGTAAAATCGAACGGGTCACGAAACCGGAAGGCGAACGCCCGCCCGCGCCGCGCCCGGAAGAACGCCGTCACCGTGGCAAGGTCCGCCTCGCTGCGCACGCCCAGCCCCGCATCATAGCGCCCGCGTGCCTCCGCCCAGTTGATGTTGCGCTGCTCGAAGCCCGATGCGGTGCCGATCACCGTCGTTGAAAATTCCGGCCCGCCGCCCGCGCCATATCCCACCTCAACCGGGAAGCGCACATCATGAAAGCCGCCCATCTCGTCCTCCCCCGCAATTTCGTAGAACGTCAGCCCGTCCCGCATCACCTGCGGCAGCGCCTGCACGAACACCTGGGCGTATTGCCTTTCCCAAGCGTCCTCGAGGCTGCGCCCAACCGCGCGCCACTGGTGCCGGTTCTCCCCGCGCACCACGCACCCGCCGAAATAATGCTGACTGCCGCGCAGATATCCGAACCGCGCCTCCGCCTGCGCAATGCCCCGCGCATGGCCGCCCCAGTTCTC